CTGCGGAAGGAACAAGAAGATGAAGAAAAACGCAGAAAGTTGTCCGGACAATTGTCACAGACGGTAGAAGGGATTCCGGACAATCGTCACGGAGAGTGGCAGCAAGACGAACACGGACAATTGTCACGTGTCAAGAAACACTATCTGAAAGAGTACTGAAACGATTCGAGAATGCGGCTTGCAAATTCTTGGTGTGGTTATTAGTTAGCGCCAGTGAGGAGATACCCCGTGCCGGTGCCTTCGACTTTGACGGTGAAGTAGAGATTGCCCGCAAGGAGTTCTTCATCGTCAACGTCGCCGTCTTGAATACGCCAGATGCGGAACTCGGGGAGGAGCTGTCTTTCTTTGAGATCATTGAGGTCGAGTATGAAGCCTGCAAGTGGGAACTCGAGAGAATGGAAGGAAGGGGTTTGTCTGTTGCCGACGACCGTGCGAAGGTTGGCTTGTGAAGTGGCGCCGTCAGTCGTCCCCAGCGTTGCCGCGTCTTTGGGAACGAGTCCGAAGCGGACGGCACCCTCGGCGGGCATGATGAATTCGAACCAGACGCGGGCAATTGCCACGCTCTTGAAGAGGACACGGAGGCAGGAGACTTCTGGTCGATCGATGAGCCTGAGCGACTTGTAGAGAGTAGTGCCGTGGGAAGGCATGCTGATGGGGATGCAGATGGCTGAGGATTCGGATGACATGATTTTGAAATTGAGCCCTTAAGCTCATCGCCCAAGCCCCGCAAGACATACATGACGTGAGTCTTGCTGATCAGTACGCAGCGCTCGGTGACAATTGTCGCGGCAAAATTTTCAACGAGACGGAAAGGGACATCAAAGTGCGCAAATAAGTCAGCGAGGCCCCGTTGGTCCTGATTCCTGAATAGCCGGTAGGGTAGGCCCAGGGCACGCGCGACACTGCCGGCGCAATCAACGGGATTATGAAAGACTCGACGCGGGTTCTGGGGGTGTAGGCACGTATCCTTGAAGAACCGCTCATCACGCAATGCCGACAAGACCCGAATAGACACATCCACCGCTTCAGCGTCAAAACCCGTGTACATCAATTGCAGGGCCGGCGACAGTATGCGAGTGTCTTCACCCGTGAGAGTCGTCTGTCTGGACATGTACGACATGTACAACTCAGTGATTGGCACAGTGGGGTCATCCAGTCTCGCAAAATGTCGACAGAGAACACGAACAGGATCAGCAACGAAATGGTCACGAAGCCAAAAACGCCCTGCATGATAGGCGACAGCACCATCCACACGCTTGATAATGACGTGATCGGAGCAAGGTAACGGTTCAGTATGCGGGGAAAGGACACCCGAGACCAGAAAATCATCACCCTTTTGAATCGAAACGCCGCTCCGGAGAATGCCATGGTCATATCTCGCAGCGATCGTGCACTGCATCATGAAGCAGTTGGCCAGCAGCGTGAAGGGATCCCCACTAGGCAAACACCAGCTGATTGACGCAGAGAATAGTCCAGGTTCGAGGCTGCGAACGG